CAACCTATTTTACGATGTATTGAATATTGAGTTCAATTTATGGTCATGGGTAAGGGGTATGAACAAATATGGTGATTATTATCTTTACTTAGATATTGATGATGATTTAGGTGTTGTAAACGCACAACCATTATCTGCATATGAAACTCGTAGAGAAGAAGGTTACGATTTAGATAATCCTTATTCAGTAAGATTTGAAATAGAAGAACAAAATACAAACGCTATATCACAAAGAAACAATACTAAGTTTTTAGAATCATTTCAAGTAGCACATTTCAGATTATTAACTGATACAAACTTTTTACCATATGGTCGGTCACTATTAGAAGGTGCACGTAAGGTTTGGAAACAGTTAACACTTATGGAAGACGCAATGCTTATTCATAGAATTATGAGAGCACCTGAAAAAAGAGTTTTTAAAATTGATATTGGAAACATTCCACCAGCAGAAGTTGATTCGTATATGGCAAATATCATTGACCAAATGAAGAAAGTTCCTTATGTAGATGAAACGACTGGTGAGTACAACTTAAAATTCAATATGCAGAATATGCTAGAGGATTATTATCTACCTGTAAGAGGTGGGCAAAGTGGTACTGAGATAGACACATTAAGTGGTATGGAGTTTACCGGTATTGATGATATTGAATATCTAAAGAATAAAATGTTGGCTGCATTTAAAGTTCCAAAAGCATTTATTGGATTTGAAGATGGTGTTGAGGGTAAGTCTACATTGGCACAAGAAGATATTAGATTTGCAAGGTCGGTAGAGAGAATCCAAAAGATTGTTCTTTCAGAACTAACTAAAATTGCAGTAGTACATTTATATTCACAAGGATATACAGATGAGGAATTAGTAAACTTTGAATTAGAGTTAACAACACCATCTATTATATATGAGCAAGAGAAGGCGAACCTTTGGTCTGAAAAAGTATCTTTAGTTTCTGATATGAAAGACCTTAAAATGATATCACAAGAATGGATGTATAAAAACATTTTCAATATGTCAGATGATGAGTGGAAAGAAGAGCAGTTTAAAGTTATTAATGACCTCAAACTAGCATTCAGACAAGAACAGATTGAATCAGAAGGTAATGACCCGGTTAAGACTGGTGAATCATTCGGAACTCCACATGATATGGCAACACTACAACAAAGTGGTGGTGAGCAAGGTGATGAAAGTGGAGCAAATGCTGGATTTCCAACTGTTGAAGACAAAGGTGGAGCTCCAGAAGGTGGTTTTGAAGGAGCAGGTAGACCTAAAGAAAGTGGTAACTATGGAACGGACGAAAACCCATTTGGTAGAGACCCATTAGGAAATAAATCTATTTCAGTAAAAGCAGATAGACCTGGTCATTCGTATAATGCGAACGAAGTTTTAAATAAAGAAGTCACCAATTCAATGTTATCTAAAATGAAATATAAGACAAAAACTAAGAAGATAATTACTGAATCACTCAAATCTGATGATAATAATAAAGAATCAGGACTATTAGATGAGAAAAACATATTGAATTTTGATAAATAGGATATTTATAACCAAATATATAGGTTACTTTGTCAAAAATAGAAGGAACTAATGAAGAATATTAAACATAGTAAGTACAAAAATACAGGCATTCTATTTGAATTGTTAGTACGTCAAATTGCGACAGATACTTTGAACAACAAAGATTCAAAAGCAACTGCTATTATCAAAGAACATTTTGGAAAACAAACTGATTTGGCAAAGGAATTAAAGTTATACCAATCTGCTATCAAAGAATCTTTCAATTCTGATTATAAAGCAGGTGAGTTCCTTAACATTATACTTAATGAAAGACGTAAACTTACAGAGTCTACACTAAATAAACAAAAGTACAACTTAATAAAAGATATTAAGAGTAATTTTGTATTAGAGGATTTCTTTAAGTATAGAATTTCAAACTACAAAGAGACTGCATCGGTGTATAAGTTATTTGAATACAAAAACTCAGATAACCCAAAACAATATGTAGAATGTAAATCAACATTGTTGGAACATTTAACTGGAAAATCACAAAATTCGGATAAAGTTGTAACTACAATCAATGAAGATTACGCCAAACAACCAAAAGAAGTTAGATTGTTGGCGTGGAAGATGTTAGTTGAGAATTTTAACAACAAATATACAAATTTATCAGACAAACAACGTAGTATTCTTAAAGAATACATAAATTCAGTTGACAACTCTGAAAAATTAAAGAAGTTTGTTATAAGAGAGACAACAGAATTACAAAAATCACTAAAATTAGTAAATATTACCGACAAGGTGACTAAAATAAAAATTAATGAAGTGATTTCATTGGCGTCTAAACTTAAATCATCAAAAGTAATAACTGAATCACAAGTTTTATCACTACTCAGATACTATGAATTATACGATGAGTTAAATAAGGCATTTAAATGAAAAGTTTCATAAAAGAAATCGAAGATAAGTTTGATGAGATTGAAGAAGCCAATGTAACTGGTAACTTAGATGGTGGTGAAGGGCCCGTTAAGACCCCATATGCTTTTTCAAAGAGTAAAGATGAAGAAGATTTAGATGATGACCACATTGAGGTGTTAGGTATGAAGAAATCAAAGGAAACTAAAATGAATACAAAAAAATTAGAATCTTTAGAACGTAAGTTAGAAAATAAAATTAACGAAATTTCTTATAAGGAATATAAGAAAGATGAAAACCTAAAACAACATCAGAAAATTAATCATTCTATCAAAGAAATTAATAGTATGATGTTTAAATTAGAAAGAATTGTTAATCAAAATACTAAATTAAAGACAGAAGCAGGAGTTCACAATGGTCAGTATTGGGAATCAACGCAGAGACGATTCAGTAAGATATCAGAACGTATGCTAAAAGTGGCTAGAAGCCTAAAAGAGTTATCCGCATGATTTCTAAAAAGAAAATATTAAAAGAAGAACTTTCAAATAAAGATTTGGAAAATATTCGTCTACTTATTAGATATGAGGTAGCACAGATTATGTTTGATTTATATAGGAAACGAAAAGTTTGGGATAAGTAATGAGTAGACTATTAGTAGATATTATTCCGTTTAAAATGAGTAAGACTCAAATCAATGAATCATTGGAAGATAACAATGGTAGATTGATTGTTAATGGTGTCCTACAAAGAGCGGAAGCAGAAAACCAAAATGGTAGAGTTTACCCGCGTTCAATCTTAGAAAGAGAAGTGGATAAGTACAAAGGTAGAGAGATTAAAGAAAATAGAGCATTTGGTGAATTAGACCATCCAGAATCATCAGTAGTCGAACTAAAAAACACTTCACATATCATCAGAGACGTATATTGGAAGGGTGATGATGTAATGGGTAAAGTAGAAGTACTTAAAACACCAGCAGGTAACATCCTCAAAGAGCTTTTAGAAGCAGGGTGTACTGTTGGTATCTCTTCAAGAGGTATGGGTTCTGTAAAAGAAGCAAGTAATGGTAAATCTGTTACTGTGGAAGATGACTTTGATTTGATATGCTGGGACTTCGTTTCCAACCCATCAACACATGGTGCATTTATGAGACCAATGAACGAATCAGTAGTAGGTAAGGGCAAAACACCATCATATAAAAAAATTAATACATTAGTAAGAGATATCATCTGTGAAATAGATGGTGTTTGTTCAATTTAAGGATATCACATGAAAAAACTAAAAGATTTACTGAATGAAACTATCAACCCACAGTTAGGTAAAGTTTATTCTGACCCATACGCTAAATCATTCGTTAAAGAAAACGAAGATGAAGAATCCTCAGAGATGACTACAGAACAAAAACATGCATTCTTAGAAGCAGTTAAAGCATACAAATCATTTGGTGAAACTGTATATAGAAACGAAGGGTTATCTGAAGTGTATGAATCAATCAGAGGATTGGTAGAAACTGCAGGTAAAAATATGGTTAAAGAAACTGAAGGTTCATTTGATGGTATTACTGTTAGTAGACACGTAAAGAGAATGAATGAATCGTTCAAAATATTTGAAAAAACTTTAAGAGAAGTTGCAACACTACAACAACGATTAGAATCATCTTATGATGAAATCGGTGAAACATTAGGAAAGTATTACGAAATCAATGAAACTGATGATAGCGAAATTGAAGAAGGTAACGAATTCGGTGCAGCAAGAGCAAAAGCAATTGCAGCTGGAAGTGATTCATTTGAAGTAGATGGAAAGACATACCCACTTAAAGGTGTTGATAAAGACGATAAAGAAAACGCAAAAGAATTCACAAAAGAATCAATGAACCTTACTGATATACTAAAAGAAGGTAAGGATGTAGGTCACTACGAAAGAGTTGGAAACCAAACAATAGTAGACAGTAACTTTGTAAACTATAGTAAAGGTGTACTACCAAATTCAGAACTCGTACATTTAGGCATGGGTGACTTTGCAATTAAATCACAATCAGGAACTATTAAATTTCAACGTTCAGGTAAGATGGATGGTATCGGACAAGATTTTGTTGGTAGACCACATCGTATGACTGATGATAAGAATGGTAAATTGGTAGACTTATTTCTTAAATTAATGCTTAAAAAGAAAAAAGCAATAATAAGCATGAGTGAATCAGTAGTGAATGAAGCAAGAGTATCAGCAAAGAAGCTATTACAATCCGTAGTTGATGGACAAACTGATAGAGTAGAAGGTATTAAACTCTCGAAAGAAATGGCCGAAGCGTATTTGAATTGGTTAAGAATGTCACCATTCGGAAAAAAGTATGGTAAATTACCATTCAATAAATTGTTTACAGCATCATTTCGTTGGGGATTGCATAGACACGCTGATGAGAAATCAAAAGAGTACAAAGATTTAAAAGCAAAAGCCAAAGGGTTTGATAAAAAAAACGAATCAACAGTAAACGAAGGTATGGCTGGATGGATTGCAATTGACCATAAAGGTAATAAATTAGAAATCAAAAAATCTGAAGCTAAAGACCTTTATAACGCAAAACTATTAGCAATCAAAAAACTAAAAGTACCTAAATCAAAAGTTGGTATGTTGGCAATCAAACCAGCAGTTGATGAATCAGTAGTAAACGAAGCTAAGTACGATATCGGAATGGCTCGTAAAGGAAACGGAATAACTATTTATAACAAAGCCGAAGAAGAAAATGGTGATTACAAAAACGTAGCCCACATTGATAACAAAGGTAAAGTAAAATACTTAGATAAAAAAGTACCAGCCAACATCAAAAAAGAAATTGAAGCCGAAGCTAAGAAGATGATGGAAATCACAAACGAAGGAACTAAAATGATAAAATTAAAAGACTTATTAAACGAATCATTTGGGATGGGTGAACTACCATCATCTAAATTGATGAAAATGAAAGTATCTGCTAAAGAAATGTTAGATTCAGTTAGTAATAAAAAAGTAAACGAATCTGAAGAAGATGAATCGGCAAACGAAGATGTTTATGTTAAAAATAAAAAGACCGGAAATACTTACGCAGTAAAAAACGCTGACCCATCTAAGCATGAACCACCATCTGAAAAAGAGATACAAAAAGCCAAATCAGATGCAAAAGATGAACCAAACAGAGGAACATCAGATTCAAAAGATGAACCTAAAAAGGAAGCACCTAAAGTTAAATTATCCAAAGATTTTGATAAATTATATTATGCTGATGATATGAAAGATGATGTTGAAAACCTTGAAGGTAAAATATCTGATGAAGATTATAAAAAAATTACGGATAACTTACAGGATTTAAAATACGCACAAGAAGAAGCAGAATATGCTCAACACATGGATGATGATGAATTAGAAGATGCTGGCATGGACGTAAAATCACAAGATGAATTGGATGCAATGGCAGATGAGTTAAAAGATATGGTTAGACAATCCAATGGTACTCCAAAGGAAGAACCTAAAAGTGAACCAAAACAAGTACCTTTAGATAAAAATGATGGTTATTATATCAAAACTGCAGTAGAAAAGAAAATGGGCCCCGCCGCTTTCAAAGCACTTTCTTACGGAGACCAACAAAAAGCTTATAATGCTGAAATGGATGCCCGAGGTTGGAAAAAGGGTGATGATGGAGAGTGGACTAAACCTGCAAACGAATCAGTTAATGAAACTAAAAAAAGATTTCAGAAATTGGCTAATATTATAAAAGGATAAATCCAATGGATTACTCAGATATATTACAAGATATTTCAGTTGACTTATCTTCTATGGTAAAGAAACATCTAAAGAATATTAAAAAATTAGATTCCAAACAACAAAAACAATTTGGAAACCTATTTGGAGATATGAAGCAAGGCATAGATGATTTATCAGAAGGAACATACGAATCTGTTAATGAAGCTAAGATTGCATTTGTGAATGATAAGTTAGTAGGTGATAGAATCCAAAAATCAGGCCTCTTACCACTATTAGGTGATAACAACGTATCTTTAAATCCTAACAAAGTGAAATTTACAAGAGAGTTAAGAGATACATTAGTAAAACTTTATAAAAAATACAGCGCATTAACTGTTAAATAAAATTATGAAAAAAGAAATCTCATACTTTGAAATTGCAAAAAACGCAGTAAACGAATCTGCAGAGTCAGATAAATTATCGAAAGAAATTAATAAATCTATTTTAAAAATTGACGATAGTATGTCCTATGTTGATTTTGCTCACGCCGTAGCTAAAGTTTTAAAAGATGAGTATGGTAAGCACAACTATATACCATTCATTAACGAATTAAAAAAGAAACTTTAATAAAGTCTTATCTATCAAATTTATTTTAATATTTATATACACCTATCATTAGTTTGGTAGGTGTATTTTTTTTAATAAAACAATTATATGCAAGAGAAAAACAAAAAACCTTACAAACGAATAAATAGAGACGATATGGAAATACCTGGCAATCCATTGGCAGTAAAAGTTGTGAATGGTAACATAGAGTTAGCACTCAAAGCTTTCAAAAGAAAAATCAAAGATAGTGGTAAGATGGAGGAAGTCAGAGACCGAAAAGAATTCCGCAAACCATCTGTGATTAACAGAGAGAAAATGAAAAACGCCAAATACTCTGAATGGATGCGTAGACAGACTGAAATTTAGTAAACACTATTATATCGTTTTCAATTTTAGTATACTATTTATTAGAAATCAAAATACTATCTTTCCAATAGGTAGTCACGATTATTTTTATAAAATTCTATTAAGATTTTAATAATCTTATTTCCAAAACAAATTTAAGGAGAAAAATTATGGCAAGAAAAGACTTGTTATCAGAAGCAATTGCTGATGCTAAGGCTGTAAAAGAAACAGCAATGGCAAACGCTAAATTGGCTTTGGAAGAAGCATTCACCCCAAAACTTCAATCAATGATATCTGCGAAGCTAGCAGAAGAAGCTGAAGAAGAAGAAGATGAAGTGTATTCAGAAGAAGAAGGCATGGAAGCTGAAGTAGAAATGGATTCGGAAGAAGACATGGAAATGGAAGAAGAAGAAATGGAAATGGATTCGGAAGAAGACATGGAAATGGAAGAAGAAGAAGACATGGAAATGGAAGAAGAAGAAGAAATGGAAATGGATTCTGAAGAAGAAGTATCTGAAGAAGAAGACATGGACGCGGATGAGGATGATTTAGATTTAGAATCTATAATCGCTGAATTGGAAGCTGAAATGGACGAGGAAGAAGACATGGATTCTGAAGAAGAAGAGACTGAAGAAAGCTATCACGAAGAAGAAGATATGGAAGTATCTGAAGAAGAAGAAGAAATCGATTTGGATGAAGTTATCAGAACATTGAAAGAAATGGAACATGACGAAGAAGAAGCGATGACTGAAGCTGAAGAAGACATGGACGAAGAAGAAGATTCAACTGAAGAATTAGAAGAAGCTTACAGAACAATTGAATCTCTAAGAGGTACAATTAATGAAGTAAATCTTTTAAACGCTAAACTTCTTTACACTAACAAATTATTCAGAACATTTGATTTAAATGAAAATCAAAAAGTAAAAGTTCTTGAAAACTTTGATAGAACATCTTCAGTACGTGAAGTTAAGTTAGTATTTTCAACATTAGCTGAAAATCTTAACGTAGCTAAGAAAACAAAAGTTGTTGTTAAAGAAGGTTATGCTTCTAAAGCAACAAAAAGTTCTGCACCAAAGAAAATAATTTCTGAAGGTAACGAAATGGCAGCAAGATGGAAAAAACTTGCTGGTTTAAAATAAATTAATAAACTTAATAGGAGAAAAAAAATGGATTTAAAAAACATCCTTAATGAAGGTTCTTCTCATACCGCTAGATTGTCTGAAGCTACACGAGCTTTGGCAGGGAAATGGGAAAAAACTGGTCTTTTAGAAGGAATTGACAACGAAGTTGAAAAAGCTGGTGTTGCAACACTTTTAGAAAACCAAGCACGACAATTAGTAAAAGAAGCATCTTCTACTGGCACTACAGGCAACTCTGAAGAGTGGGCTGGTGTAGCTCTACCATTAGTAAGACGTATCTTTTCTGAAATCGTAGCAAAAGATTTCGTATCTGTACAACCAATGAACTTACCATCAGGTCTAGTATTTTATCTAGATTTCAAATATGGAACAGGTCAAACTGGATTTGCAACAGGTAGTGGTAAAGATTCACAAGCTGATTCTGTATTCGGTGTAACTGATACTACTTCAGACCCATCAGGTGGTTTGTACGGTGCAGGTAGATTTGGATACTCAATCAACGATGCAACATCTGCA